GCTCCCGAAAGGGAGCCCAGGCATGGTGCAGTCATTCTCGCTTACGCGAGGTGACCCAGACACACTCGATTGGTTTCAAGAAGGGAGTGAGTACAGAAATGCGAGTCCGTACTCGCCCTATCGAAGGGGCAGGGACTCAAGGAGCGTCCAATTTTGTCTATAAGGACAAGATTGGACCTACCCGAGCGTCCGTGCTTAAGGATGATAGCGGATTTACCGTAGAAGGTAGCGGTAGTCCTCTACATCCTCCTTTCGAAAGGGCCCTTCTTGAAGGTTCTGAGGTTACTCAGGACGAGAACCATGGCTTCCGTGATTATCCATTAGCGCTACGGAGAATACATGAATCCGTACGCGACGGGAGAACCGAGCTTACGCCCGGTCCCGTGGATCTTCGCGGAGATGTCGGAGGGCCGTTCAACAGTCAAAAGAAATGGTGCAGAGTCGATGACTATGCCCCAGTTCATATTGATGTTGTGCGGCTTACGGGTGCGGGAACATGGCAACGTCAGATTTATGACGGTGCCTTGCTTGCCCGTGACCCCTCTTCGGCTGATTTTCCGACGCAGTCAGTAACCAATCTGACTCCGCTTGGAACTACAGCTATTGCTAGGTGTAAACCTACCAATAACATCTCGAATCTAGCCACAGACCTTGTTGAAACCTATACACAAGGATTGCCCAAACTTCTGGGTCATTCTTTGTGGAAGGACAGGGCCAACATCGCTAAAGGTGCTGGCTCTGAATATCTCAACTCGGAATTTGGCTGGAAACCACTGGTCAGCGACGTACGAAGCGCTGCTTATGCCGTTGCTAATTCTCATAGGCTTATTAAATCCTATGAGGATAACTCAGGCCAGCTGGTTCGTAGGCGCTATGAGTTCCCAATCGAAGAGACTCATACTAAGGAAGATCTTGGTATCTCTGATGGCGTCAATTTTCAAGGCGCCACCACTAGTGCCATGATCAACCAGAGTCTTTCACGGCCTCATCTTATCAAGGAGACCTGGACCTATAAACGGACCTGGTTTTCTGGTGGGTTTACGTACCACCTTCCAATCGGCTTTCGCAGCCGTAATTGGTTGGCTGAGACGTATGCCAAAACTGGGTACCTAATCGGTACCGAGTTGACACCAGAATCTCTCTGGCAAGTTACGCCGTGGACGTGGGCCGCCAACTGGTTTTCCAATATGGGTGATTTGATTTCAAATTACTCAGATTGGGCCACTGACGGCTTGGTGTTGAGGTATGGGTATATCATGGAACATAAATGGACCATGGTTACCTATTCTCTTGATCGTCCGTCCCGATGGATTACAAAGGGTACGGACAATCGCGTTTGTCCTGTTACCTACTTCGTTGAGTCGAAGAGGAGGGACAAAGCAACACCATTTGGGTTTGGGTTGAATTGGAATTCTTTCAGCCCGCGCCAATTGGCCATCACGCTAGCGTTGGGTTTGACCCGACTCTAGGTGTATGGCTCCACTGTGCCAAGCGCCACAAGGTCTATATAACTATAGACCAGGGGGCTCGGTACTTAATTCGAGTCCCTAGGAGTGATGCTTGTGTCATTTGCTGATCCTCAGACCGTCACGATTTCTGGTGTTACTATCCCGCTGCCTCGGACTTCGGTCCTTGGTGGCGCGACGGAATACACCAGTGCTGACGGCCTCGTTAAGATGTCTGCTTCCCATACTTATGGGAAGCGTAACAGACATCTTCTGAGGCTCGATCATTCGAAGATCTCTGCCGATCCGTTCCTTCCGGCTGACAATGTCGAAGTTTCGATGAGTAATTACATCGTCTTCGATGTGCCCGTCGTTGGGTATACGTTGGCAGAGGCTCTCGCGGTTTACACGGGTTTTAAGACCCAGTTCGCCGCGACCTCCGATGCACTCATTAGCAAGCTTCTTGCCGGTGAGTCGTAAGGGGCCGTCTGTAGGCTCTCTATTGCTGCTTTTGATCGTTTATTCTACGATCTATGCAGCTCTAGGGAGTTTTGCAGACGTGGTCAGTTTTCTGATCAGCGCTTGTTAAGCGTTCTCCTGTGTTATCTTATACGAAGCGTGCCTCATATTTTGAGGTATGGGCTTGCCCTGTATAAGATGCAAATGACATTAAGCTAAGGATAGTTTACCTCTATTAGGAGGGACTATGAAAAGCCTGATGTCACTCTGGACCAGAATGGCTGATGATTTAGCCATTCAATGCTGCACCAGCGCCACTTCTGATATTAATACCATCAGAAGGCGGTTTGAACATGAGGGAATATCTATCCTAACGATATTCCTACCCGACTATGGAAAAGCCATCCAAAAATGGCTTGACCTAGGTCGCGTCGGTATCGATCCTTCTTTTCCCCTAAAAAGGAAAAGAGGAGAGGTCTCCCCGATCTTATTCGGCGGTTTCCTCAACCGTGTGTTCAACCGGAACACTGGTGTTCTACTTGACACACCTGATCCGCAGTGCGTGTTTGCCCTTAGACAATTGACTTTGTCCTTCGGGAAACTCGCTCTCCCTTGCTCAAAAGCGAGAGAGAGGGCTGCTTTTCAGAATTATGTCAAGTGTGAGCAGGACGTCAGAGAGTCTGATGCTTCTCTAAGCAGAGATGATCTCTTTGCTTTTCAGAAGATGTCAGACTTGTTGTTTTCCGAGATGTTTACCCAGGTAGACAGGGATGTCTACTATGGAAACATTCTTGGGAAACATGGTCCAGGCGTAACTGTTGATTCTTCATCTTCAAATTCGAAGTATGAAGTCAACACCTGGACATCTCGTCTATCGACGGTATTTCCGCCAGATAGACATCTCCTAGCCAATCACTCATTCAGTGAACGGCTTTGTGAGATGACAGTCCTCGAACCTGGTGCTGAGATACCTGTTAAGGTAATCACAGTTCCTAAAACGTTGAAGACTCCGAGGATAATCGCTATCGAGCCTACTTGCATGCAGTTTATGCAGCAAGGCTTGCTCCGATCTATCCTCGTTTCCTATCAGAGGGATGACTTCCTCTCTAGGATTATCGGATTCGACGACCAAGTTCCTAACCAGGAACTTGCGCGTGCCGGCTCACTAGAAGGTAAGCTGGCTACACTCGATCTGAGTGACGCTTCCGATCGTGTCTCCAATCAGCTCGTTAGACTAATGGTTTCCCGTTGGCCTCATCTTTCTGATGCGGTCGACGCCACTAGATCACGACGGGCTGTCATGCCTGACGGGACTGTTCTACGTCTCGCCAAGTATGCGTCTATGGGTTCAGCGCTCTGTTTTCCCTTTGAAGCTTTCGTCTTTACGACGTTAATCTTCCTCGGGATTCAGAAATCGCTTAGAACACCACTGTCAGAAAAGGACATTAAAACCTTTTCTGATTCGGTGCGTGTTTACGGAGACGATTTGATTGTCCCCAGTAAACATGTGCATACAATCGTTAAGACTCTTGAGCATTTTGGTGCTCGAGTTGGTCTTAGCAAGTCCTTCTGGACCGGAAAGTTCAGAGAGTCTTGCGGGAAAGAGTACTTTAATGGACACGATGTTTCTATAACTCGTGTCCGGCAAGTGCTTCCTTCCACGATTGCAGACGCGACGAGCATTGTCTCCACAGTTGCCCTACGTAACCTTCTTTACGATCGAGGGTTATATGGGTCTGTGGGTTTTCTGGATAACCGACTTAAGAAAGTGCTTAAGCATTTTCCTATTGTCGGGCCAGACATGCCCGTGTTAGGGAGGATCTCCTACGACGAGTCTTTATCTTCGTCACGGGTTGATCCTGATACTCAGGTCCCTCTTGTCAAGGGTTACCTGGTATCTGCCAAGCCTCCAGTCGACAGATTGGACGGCCATGGTGCTCTGCTCAAGTGCTTGTTGCAACTTGAACGGCGCAACACAACGGTGTCTTACGATACCGTGCCGTTGTACCGGTCGGGTTTGTCCTCTTTGAGGACTTACCATTGGGAGCCACCCAGTGGGACAACCAACGATCACTTGGAGCGCTCTGGACGCCCCAAGCGCGTCAGCATTAAGCTTGGGTGGTGTCCCGTCAGGTCCTGACGGGAGCTGGCTTGACCAGCGTGGGGGATGACATTATGTCCTCGGAGTGTTCTTACACTCCTGGGAGATGCACGCTTAATGGCAGTGCT